TGGATGCCATCGGCGAGTCCCTGACTGACTGCATTCGCGCCGAAGTACAACCCGGCTTCGGTGGCACGCACAGCCTCGAGGTCCAGGCCACGCATGGCCGCCACGTGCTCGGTGAAGATGGCGTAGAGCCGATCGACCTCACCTTGCAGTTCAGTCTTGGCGGCGTCGGACAAGGGCTCGTGCGGTGAGTAATCGTTCTTGTGGGCGCCCGCCGTCACAGCGGTGAACCGGTAGCCGTCCTTGGCATCCTTGACCGACTGATCGACATGCAGCGCGATGACACCGATGGAGCCGACACCACCGGTCTCCGTCACGAACAAACGCTGGGCACTGGACGCAATCGCGTAGGCCGCCGAATACGCCGCGTCATTAGCCACCGCCCACACGGGCTTCAGCCCGGCCACTTCACGTACACGCCGGGCCAACTCGAAACTGCCCGAGGCCTCGCCGCCGGGTGAGTCGATGTCGAGCAGGATGCCGCTGACCTGTGGGTCGGCCAGGGCCTCATCCAGCAGCGTGGCAATCTCGCCGTAGGAAGTCAGGCCGGATGCAGCTTCCATGCCGAGCGAGCGTTTGACAAGCGATCCGTGAATCGGGACCACGGCGATGCCCTCGGGTGCGCTGGCTGCCGGTGGGCGTTGGTATACGGCCATGTCCATGGAGGGCATCGCGGGCACATCGGTCATTCCGATGCGCTGGCCGACCACGGACAGGATCACATCCAGCTTGGGTCGGTAAATCAGCAAGGGCGTCCCGAACAGGCGGGAGGCAAGGTAAGTCATGGTTGGTTGTCCTGGTTGTTGGGTGGCACATCCATCGGATCAGTCGACTGTTCGTCGATGGCTTGCGCGTTGTTCGGATCTGGTGTCGGTGCGGGCGCCTGGTCATGCCGGGCATCCGAGTCAAAGATCAAGCCCAGTGCATCGGCGCGTGCGTTGTCGGCGGCAATTTCTCGATCCACGTCTTCGGCGTCGTAGCCGTTGCCGGAGATGGCCTCGGACCGGCTCATGAGGCCCGCCCGGATGGCCAGCTTCATGGCGTTGAATTCCTTTTGCGGATCGACCCAGCTCCAACCCTGCGGGATCCACTTGGCCGACTGGTACTGCCGTTTTTGCTGACGGTATCCGGGCAAGTCGATCGCACCTTCGAGCACTGCCTGGTCCATCCAGGCACGCCAGATCGGTCGACACAGCTGGTGCACGATCACGCCGTGCTGCAAGGCCTCGCAGCGGCGCCGGAATTCCAGCAAACCCGCTCGGATCGAGGAGTAATTCACCTGAGTGAGATCGCCGGTGAGCATCTCGTAGGTGATGCCCATGGCGGCCGCCACCGCACGGAACTGCTGGCGCATGAATTCGGCGTAAGAACTGCCGACATCGGCAGGCGCCGAGAACTTGATGTCCTCACCCGGCTCCAGGATTTGCAGCGTGCCGGGCTCCATACCGGCCATGGCCACGCCATTGGCATCGGCCGCCGACTCACCCATCAGGTTGTCCTCCGGAGCCATGCGGGTGATGAAGCCGGCAAACATGGCGGCCGTTTTCTTGCGCACCAGTTCGGCGTCGTCGTACTGATCGAGTTCGTTCAACTTGACCAATGCGCGTGTCAACCACGGCTCGCCACGGATCTGGCCGGGACGCAACGGTCTGAACAGGTGGATCACTTCACTGGCTTCCACCCGCACAGTGTCCATGCCACCGCCGCTGGCACTGCTGGACATCGGCGCCAGCAGTCCATCATTGGGGTGCGAGCGATACAGGTGGTAAGCCATCCGGCGACCCAGTCGGTCGAATTCAATGCCAGATCGGACGACATTCCCGCCGGGCAAATCGCGGTTCATGGTATTGGGCAGATGTTCGGCCTCCAGCACCTGGATCTGCAGCGCCACCGGCAGACGATCTTCGGTACGCCGGTAGCGCAGTCGAACAATGGTCTCGCCGCCTTCGAGCATGGCGCGCGTGACCAGCGCCTGCAGACCGTAGAAGTCGGTCAGCCCGGCGGCATCGGCGTGCTCGCACCAGTCCCACCACAAGCTGTGGATCGCCTCGCGCGTGGCCTGGTCTGGCACCATGCTCTGAGGCTTGATGCCGGTGCCGATGGCGTTGGCCACAAAAGCTTCGATGCCAGCCGCTGCCCAGGCGTTACGACGCACCAGGTCACGGCTCTTGGCGCGCAGTTCGTCTTGGGCCAGCGACAGGGCGGCCACTGCACCCGGGTTGCTGGGCATCCAGGCCAGCGCACGGCGGCCACCGCCAGTTCCGTCATAGACAGGGGTGCCGCCGAACATCCGGCGACGGAGATTTTTGAGCCAGGCCATCAGAGTGCCTTGCTGGTGGTGACGCGGATCTGGCGCGATTTAGCGGCACCGGATTCACGAGCCATGGTGGCTTCGACCTCGGCAATCGCCGCCTTCAGATCGGCCACGCTGCGGTACTCGATGCTTTTGCCGTCGTAGCTCACGCGGTGTTCGCCGCAGGCCAGTGCGTCGCGCAAGGCCTGCAGGTGTTCTGGGGTGTAAGTGGTCATCAAGTCATCCAACGGCTGCGCACCACGCGCCGTGCGGGCGCTGGCGTGCTGCCAGAAGTGCTGAGGCCACCGTCGAACTTCTGTTCTTGGGTGGCCTCGGGTGTTGTGATTTGTTGGGCGTTGAGCGGAGGGCCAACGCCGAGTTGTTTTTCCAATTCGATCCAGTGCCGGTCTTCAAACCTGTCCAGACCCGCAGCGGCAGCGGCCGCTCGGGCGTAGACGTAGCAGTCCAAGGCCTCGTTGCGCTCGCGCATCTTTTGCCATTCGCGGTGTGCAAAGCCGTTGCGGTCGCGCCGGGTGATGAGCTGCTCGGCACAGAGCTGCTGCAGGTACTCTGCATCAACCTTGGGCAGGTGCACAAAGCCGGCCGGGTAAATCGGCGTGGTGCCGTCTTCGGCCACCTCGGCGCTCTTCCTCAGGTTGTTGTAGAACTCCAGCTTGGCGATGCCACCCGCCACCGGGAACACTTTGATGCCCCGGCGCAGCTTCTTGCCACTGGCCGTGGCGTCCACCGCCGTCGGGGTGCCAATCAGCGCCGCGCCACCGCCAATACCCTTGATCGGCATGAGCCGCGTGTCGCGCACGCTGCGCACGAACGCATAGGCCTCCTGTGTGGCGTAACCGGTATCGAGCGCAATGCGCGCCAGGCTCAGCTGGCAGCCACTGCTATGGGTCCAGGTTTCGCCCATTAACTTGGCCAGCGATGACCACACCTCGGTGCGGGCCGTATCGCCCATCAGCACCCGGTGCTCGATGAGCCAGGATTCCTTGCCCCGCCCGTAAGCCCAGATCGAGACTTCAATCCGGTCCTTCTGCACGTCGGCCCCAGCAGTCAGCAGCAAGCCACCCGCGGGCACGCTGCCGATGCGGTAATCCTCCCTCCGCTCCAGCAGGCGCTGCCAGTCCGGCGCCTCGCCTTCCTCGACCCAGGTCTCACCGAGCTCGGTGTTCTTGAAGGTCTTGATGGCGGAGGCCGATCGGGTGTCGGACATGGCGGCTGATTCCCAGGCCCGGGCAATGTCTGCCCAACTGCGCCAACCCACCGGGCTGTACAGGGATGACAGATGAAAACCCGCCGTGCGTCCTGCACTCTCTGGCGCACAGGCTTGCCACTGGCCGTGGTCCAGCATCCAGGTCTTGTGGTGCTCGGCGATCGGTTGGTTGCAGGACTCGCAGATGTAGGCCACCGTTTCCGGTTGACCCCGTTCCCAGCGCAGCTGCTCAAACCGAAGCCACTGGCGGTGCTGGCAGTGCGGGCATGGCACGAAGTAACGGCGCTGGTCCGAGGCTTCAAACTCGCGGTCAACGGCACTTGCCCCGGCAATCGTCGGGGTGGAGACGATCAGGATCTTGCGCCGGGCAAAGGTGCGGGTGCGCGCCTCGGCCAGCGAAATCGCGTCACCTTCACCCTCCACATCCAACGGGTAGCCATCGACCTCATCGAGGAACAGGTAGCGCACCGGCATCGAGCGTAGACCCACCGCACTGTTGGCACCGGTCATCACCAGCACACCACCGTGGAATTCCTTGGCGAGGATCGTGTTGCCCGAGTCGCGGCTGCGCGCCGGTGCAATCCGTTCCTGGATGGCAGGGCTTTCTTCGATCAGTGCGTCGATCCGCTGCTTCGACGCCCGCTTGGCCATCTCCACAGTGGGCCATACCGCCATCATCGGGCCCGGTGCGTGGTGAATGACGTAGCCCACCCAGTTCAGTCCCAGTTCGGTGCCGCCGACCTGCGCACCTTTCATGAACACCACTCGCTCGATCGGTGACATGGGCGACAAGCAATCCATGATCTCGCGCAGATAAGGCGTGCGACTGGTGCGCCAGCGCCCGGGCTCGGAGGCCGCCTTGCTGGAGAGCACCCGGTGCTTGTCGGCCCATTCGGATACCGTGAGCAGCGGGTCGGGCGTGAGGCCCTCGCGCCAGGCGCGCTCGATGGCGTCCCAGCCTTCGTAATAGAGATCGTCCATGATCAATCAACCTTGGCCTGCAAGTCGCCCAGGTCCTGCAGTTGCTGGCGCACGGCAGCGTCCAGCGCCACATGCAAGACGTGCGCATCGACGCCCAGCCCTGCGGCCATCTGCGAAGAGATGCGTGCTGGCCAGTTGAGCCAGGCATCGCGCTCAGCACGGGCCAACTTGAACACATGGGCCACGGCCTGTGACCGATCAACCAGTTCGCCCTTCAATCGGGCCAGGCGCACCTTGTTGGTCTGTGCCTTGACGACTTCGTTGACGGTGCGGGCTTGCAGGAGTGACGTGCCGCCACTCGACAGGGCTGGTGTTGGTACTTCTGGCGCTTCCCGTTGCAGGCGCGTAGGCGTTGCTGCGGCAGCCTGAGGAGTCTCGCGGGCAGGTGCGGAAACCTGCGGAGCCAGTTTGTCACTGGCGACATCTACCACCGACCGCCGGGTCGGTGTGGTGTTAGCTGCCCACTGGGCATCGGCCACCACCGGATCGATGGTGGCCGATGCCCAGTGGGA